ACTCTATTGCTTTCATTGCCATCTATCCAAGTTACATCTCCATCCTGTTCGATCTCTTTGCCATCTTCATTGATGTCGCCCGGCTTATTTTCCATTTTTGCTTCTCCGCTTCTTTGCCTTCTTCATGGTCTGTTTCAATCTGACAAGAGCAATACCCGCGTCGGTCAGTTCAGGATCCTTGCTCCGCAGGCCGAGTCGTGTCAGCGTGACGTTTTCGCCCTTCGTTATAAGCATCAGATTTGATATATCACAGTTGAGCTTGTTCCCGTCCCGGAAGCTGATCATCATGCCTTCAGGAACAGACCCGTTATGCTCTTCCCATACCATCCGATGGACGAATGCCCAGCGTTCCCACTGACTGCCGTGCATCTGCACCTTCTTGATGAGATATCCGTCAGGATCTGTTACTACAGTTCCGAGTGGGTACTCGTTGAATGGAGCGTGTCCCTTCTTAAACTGAGTCGGTGCAAGGCGCTTCTTGATTTCGGCAGCACGTTCTGCCCCGACATACTCCTCAAGCTTCTTGCCCTTATTGCCCGGCGGATGCCCCTTCTGATACCATCCTGTAACACCCGACTTGATTCCGTGCCTTTGCCGGAACTGCTTCATTCCGTCCTTAGTCCAGTCTGTGCCGAATTTCTCATTGCACATCTCGGCCATTTCCTTGCTCGACACACCCCAGGAATTGTCCCGAATAAACTCATACATGCCTCGTGGGTATCTCGTTTGGTATTTCCAGTATTCTTCGCTCGACCACTGCTTCTTATAATTCTTGTATCCATGATTGCCCCGAAACGCTTTCATACTGTTTGTTGTAAAGTGTGTACCGAGCGCCTCGTTACAGGCTACGGCCAACTCCTGATCACGCATTTTGCAGGCTCGTTCCTTAACGAATTCATGCACCTCTGGCGGGTATCTGTAAACGGCCATCTACCAGTCCTCCTCTTTACTCTCGAGCATCTTCGGTATAGCTTTGTTCTGGCCGTAACCGAATTCGTCCATGTGTTTCATTGTCTTGAAAGCAAGTTCTCCGTTCTGGATTATTTTCTCGGAGATCTTTACGATAGAGTCCGCTTTGCGAATCTCTTTCTCAAGCTGGTTGTCATCGATGCTGTTATCGTTAAGCCTTTCGATCTGTTCAAAGAGATAATTATTCAAATCAGCTAATGTGTTTTTCATGCTTTGCCACCCATTCCAGTAAATGCCCTACCGCCACCAAAAGCGCATATATGACCATCCACTCCTTAACTGGCTCTTGGCGTGCGATTTTATCTGCGTACTTGTCCATACGCTTTTTATCTTCGATCAATGCTTCTTTAGTCATTCGGTTTCCCCCATTGGCAATCGGTCAGACGTTCGAGCTTTAGCGGTGCATCTTTTATCTGTTCGACTATCTTCTCGAACTCTTCTCTCGTCACTTCTAACCGTGGAGCATCGGCTTCTCTGTATGCCTTGAGTTCTTTCAGCCATTCTGCAAGTTGTCTATGCTCGTTGACGCAATCTTCAGCACAACCGCATCTATCTTCTGCTACATCCTCGCAATGTTTGATTGCTTCGTCCAATGTCATCATTCTCTCCCTTCGTCCTGCGGAGTTACTACCTTTGCCATCGCTTTTTCGTGCATCTCGATGCGATGCTCTATTTCGTCGAGTCGGCTCATTTGATAAACCAACTCCATTTGTATTGTTTCAATTATCTTCTTGATGCAAGGCTTGTAATAAGTCGGCATATCACTCGCCTTTAATAGCAGTTGTAATTCTGCTATTGCTCCACTAATCGTCATCTACTCGCTCCTTTCGTTCTGCGGAGTATCGGCTCTTCTATATTCAATTCCCTCTATGAAAATCTTTTCGGGCTTCTGCCTTTCCACTTGAGCCATGATTCTATCCGTTGCATTTGTTATCAGTTCATCCTTATAGCCTGCAAAACTGCTTTCAAGGATAGCCATTATGTTGTTTCTTAGCGTCATCTACTCGCTCCTTTCCGTCTATTCGGTAGTTATAACTACCCAAAACTATTTATTAATTCCTTTAACTCGTTGAGATACTCTGTCTTGTCCCAGCCCTCAATCTCGCAGACTATCAAGTCCGTTCTGATGTCCTGCATCAGCTTTAGCTTCATCTGCTCCCTCGCTAATCGGTTGAGGCTCGGGGCGCAGTTCGTGTCTATAATTACCGCCGAATCGACTTTCGCCATTATTCCACCACCTCATCCCTACTGGAGCAGTCAGCGCGCCCTTTATCGGCTTCCATGTCATTCGCTACTCCTTTCTGCAACATATATTCGTCCTGCAACGATACTATTCAGTAAGGTTCTGTACTGTAGAGAAATAAGCACTGCCCTATGTACAGTTTTGCCGTTCCACTTATACCAAAGGCTTTCGCACTGATCAAAATCGGAAATGGTTTCGATGCGTTTGCCTTGCGTATACATAGATTTACTCATCGTCTGCTCCTTTCATCCTTGCTCCGCAGTGTGGGCAGAAGTTGAAACTGACAAAATCCGTCTTAACTCTGTACCCGCATTCAGAACAGACCCAATCAGCATTGAATCCGTTGTCAACAAGTCTGCGTTTCCACTCCCCTTGCGGTCGGTCTGCGGATGGTATAGCTTTAATCGCCTTCAAGCATTCCCTTTTGTTTAGCAGAAATACGTACTCTCCGTTGTGATAACGCTTGTAGGGTATGATATGCATCAGCTCATCTATCGCATCTTCTCTATATATCATGTCCTTCATTTCCGTACCCCACTTGTCAGGCACATCCACAAAAGCGGTAAAGTGAATGCTGCCATGAATCCAATTATCACAATCATTTCCTCTCTCCCTTCTTAACGATCTCGACCTCGTATCCGAGTGCGTCCAGGATCTGAACCGCAGTGTCCCAGCTAAGCCTCCGCTTACCCGCCTCGACCTGTACTATGGTCGGATGGGATACAAGAGCTTTCTGGGCGAGCCGGTACTTGGTCATGCCGAGTGCGGTGCGGTACTGGGCTATCATCGTTCCGAGTTTATTTGAATCAATCATTTTCCTGTTCTTCATGCCACCCTCTGAATATTGAATCCTCTATCATTTTTAAAGCGTCTTCGAGTCCCCGATCGTACCCGCTTTCGTATCCGGCGCGTAAAGCCTCATGAACGAGAGCGAGAACGGCGACCGCGATCGCAATGAGCCAAAATATTGTTGCCTTTACCATATCTCTATACCTCTCCGTATATGATTTCGAGTATTCTTCTGCCTGTGCTCCTTTTGTCGCAGAATTCGACGCGCAGCGGATACTTTGCCACCCAGCTACGAAGCACTCTGTAGACTTTTTCGCCTGTGACCATCGTGTGCGGACTGCTCCACAGGATGAGATCTTCGACCGACTCGACTCGGATCCACTTGTCTCTGTCTTTGTAACGGTTCTGTTCAACCAGAACCACAAGCGTTGTATTTGCCTTCTGAGCGCGTTGTAATTCCCTTCTGAACCGTTCGTGGTCTGACGTACAGTTCTTCGCTAATTCCGCGATATTGTGTTTGCGGTCGATGACGAGATCAGGCCGACCGTAATCCCGATAGTCTCCGAAAAGCAGTTTTGTCGATTCGTATGCAATGCCGACCGAATCGAAATAATCGATAATCGGTGCGATGGTCTTCGCGTGCTCCCTGGTGTCGATCAGTAAGTATCTCATTGGTCGCTCCTAAAACGGTATATCCTCTTCCTGCTCCTCGAAGTTATCCACTCCGAGCAAAGTCTTTGCCTGTTTTTCGACTTCTCGCGCCTGTGCATCGGTCATGGATGTGTTACCCCTCGAATCGTTTTTCGACCCGCAGAAGTCAAAATCTGCGACCACGATGCTATACGATTTGCGCTTGACTCCGTTCCTGTCTTCGTATGAACGGAGCTGTCCCTCGCCCGAGAGCAGTATCTCTGATCCTTTACCGAAATACTTGTCAATGACTCCCGCTCTCTTTCCGAATATGACACAGTCGAAGAAATCCGTCTCATCTCCGTATCGTCTGTCACAGGCTACAGTAAACTTGCATCTGTCGGTATCGCCTTTCGTCAGCTCAGGATCTCTGACCAGTCTTCCGTGAATTGTGTGTGTGTTCATGTTTCCTCCTATTTGTATATAAAGCGGGCAGGCTGCTTGCATTATGAAAAAGGCAGTTGTGGGTTAGCAATGAGAAATCGCGTCAGCTATGAATATATGAATAATTGTATGTTTATCGTATTGCCCACCCGCTCTATATCATGATGTAAAGCGATTTATTTCGCCTCTAAGGTGTCTATTTCCCAGTTGATATAAACTATTGCTTTTCTTAAATCTTCAGCTGTAGCGCCCTTATCATCCGCTCTGGACAGGTACTTGAGCGCGTTGCCTCTGCAGTACGATCTGAACCCATCCGCACCCAGTATTGCAAAGATGATATCGATAGTTTCAAGTCCTTCGACATGCGTCTGGTAGTGCTTTGGATGGTGGACGGAATCGTGTTCCGTCTTTAAGTGTTTTTCAATCATCTTGCCTCCCGTATCTCGTAGATCTCCGGTTCAGTCAGCACCTTTGTTGCTTTGCAGTAATCACAATGACCGCATCGCTCCGGCTGAATCTCTCCGGCCTTTACTAAATCCAGTCTGTCGATCTTTGCCTCGACCAGCTTCAGAGCTGCATCGAGTATGTGCTGCGGAATCTGAATTACCTTGATATCCGGCACAGATTCCTTCGTGACTGCTGCAATGTAGAACGGCAGCGGTTCGGTTCGCCCGGATGACAGCTGTTCGACCTTCTGATAGACCGCGCCCTGGATGTCATAGCCCCAGTATTCGATCCATGATCTGTAGCCGTATCCGTCTTCGTAGATATCGGCAAAGTCCTTGACGCATTTCAGATCGACTATGCGGTCACCTGCAAATACATCCATCTTTATTTTCCAGTCCACTCCGAAGAGGTTCGCCGTTCTGATGACCTGCTT